GCTCATATTTACAGCCTCCTCTCACTACAAGCAGCACCACTTCACAGGTAATCATAGATCACTGTCGAATTAAGGGACTTTCGGTGAGAAAAGTAGTGAAAAAGGAAGTTTCGATGAAATTTAAATAGTTCCCAAATCATTTTCTCTCTAGTCATATTGACCTCCTGTTAGTCTAAAATCTCGTTAACCTTGCTGTATGCTTCGTTGGTAAGAATTTCAAGGTTGTATTCTGTTTCGTCTTCTTCGTTAACTTCGTTGCTTGGCACGCTGATCTTGAATGTCTGATCGTCAAGGCTCACTGTTGAACCCGGGTACTGATCGTCAAGCCGTTTCTGAATTTCCTCCAGATACGTTTCCTCCCATGTTTCGGCGTCCAGATCGTCTGCCAATGGGTTAAGGTCCTCTGCGTTTATTCCGTTGGTGATAAACAATGTGTAGCCGTTGTCGCTAATGACGTATGACATAGTTCCGTTAGTCTCCGATAAACTTCAAAATCTTTCTTCTCATGCCGCTTCTTGACCGGCACGCCTTGAACTCTGCCGCTGTTGCTATCTGCTTCCAGTCGTTAAGTTCCCAGTCCCAGATGTAAACTCCTTCGCCGTTCTTACCTGTCATGTAGTCGTGATGATAACCGGTGGTGTCCATATACCTCCAGCACCACCGATCATCTTTGTAGCCAATACTTAACATTACGTTTCCTGTTTCCATGATGTCCTCTTTCTGCGCTGTGCGCTGTGCCGGTGCTTGTGGTGACCGGCTAACCTGTGGTGTTCAGCAGTCACAATCTACTGCTGTGTAGTAAAAATACTTTCCTCTACGTTTGAATATCTTGTACCAGTTGGTGAAGAATTTACCGGTGCAGTCATACATTGGTGAGTTTGGACGATCTAGGAAGATGTGCTCCAAGAAGTACCGGTCCGCGTCTTCGTATGTTTCTACATTGTCTGGAAAAGGTGCTGTTTCGATGAATGAATCCCACTCTCCATAGACGTGTTTCTCACTGTTGTACTCTGGTGAGAAGTACCTGCGATATTCGCGTTTGAGACCGATCATCGAAAATAGGTATTCATACTTTTCGTTATACTCATCAATTAACTTGTGCGCTTTGATCGCGTCTTCTTTGCAGTTGATTCTTTCAATAAGCAGTTCTTCTGATGTGCAATCTTTGTAGAAGTTGTTCTTAAATGCTTCTCTCTTTCCGAGTTTTTCCATGATTTCCTCCCGTGCTTACAGCACAACGTGATACTGTTTGCCATTGATGCCGGTTGCGATGATGCAGTATTCACCGTCTACAACCTTGACGCTGATGTCCCTGATCTTGCTGACGTAAATTCTGTAGATGTGCTCTCTCTGATGGCTTCATTTTCTTTCCTCCATGTACTTTCTGACGCCTTGCGCCGCTTTAGCAAAACCGTTTTCCCTGAAGAGTTTTTCGTAAAACTCCGGTAATGACATCATGTATGTAATCTTGATTTTTCCGTCTGCATTGAACTCAAACAACTCTTCAAACCAATCGTCCCAGCCTGCATAGTGCCTGATGTCCTTTGGTTCTCCGTTAATCATGGTGAAGATATATCCGTTCCCGTCGGCGTCTGTGCACACTACGCATTCTTCGCCGTGGTTGATTCCTTCCGGTGTGACGTACTTTGCCATTGTTGAGAAGTGTTCAGTCTGTATGGTTTCCTTCATGTCACTTATCCTCCTGTCTATCTGCGAAAACTCCATCATGAATCTGCGTTTCTTTAATCTTGTTAGATTCTTTGTACAGCATGTCATTTCTCCATTTCTGCCGATGTGAGCGGCGTGATTTTGTACGATTCCTGAAGTACGGCACCAAGATATATTCCGGTACCGATGATTCCAAGAAGAAAGGCTACCAGTATCTCAACCAATAGCCTTACGAGTTTCTTCTTCATGATCTGACTCTGACTGGGCAAACAAGCGCCTTACCCTTGGCACTGGTGAAGATTATCGGGTCATATGCGGCGTCGGTGTTCGTTCCTTTAGCGTCATAGCCCACAACGTCCAGCGCTTCTTTCAGCCGGTTCGGATTGACTGTTCTGCCATTGCTTAACAGCATGATCATGTATTCCTTCTTGAATCCGTTCACCTTGTTGGTTAATATCGCTCTTTCGATTTCTTCCTTTGTCGGAATTGTGAAGCCGTTCAGTCCGTTGTAACGGTCCGCAAATTTCTGCATGTCGATGTGGTTCTCTGCTTCAGGAATTCCCATGTCCTTGTTGAGTTCTACCAAGATGTAGGAATCTGAGAAGTATGTCTTGCCAAGTTTCGAATATTGCATTTCGTTGGCAAATTTTTCGCCCTTCTTCAGGTTGCGCTTGTACACTCTGGCGATGATCTTTTCGTCCGGGTCCGCTTTTGTCTTACCCGTTGCCCATGACTTGACTGTCTTCAGGTTGTCGGCTTTATACATGCTGGCCGGGAATTGCCCAAAATACCGGACCATTTCGTTGATGTGCTGATCGTCGGCCTTGCTGATGATGTTCTTATACATCTTGGCCATGTCCGCCTTGTTCATATATCTCAAAGCGTCAAGTTTCAATGCGAATGTAATACGTTCGGACGGTACCTTGAATGTCACGGTTTCGGCTGTATCGTCAACCGGTGAGGCGTCAAGTTTCGGCGCCTCCGGTTCGGTTGTTGGTGCTGGTTCGGCGGTCGGTTCGGTGACAACGTCGGTGCTGATCGGGTTGGTTTCCACTTCGAAAACGTCCGGCTTAATTTCGCGGACCTTGTCATAGGACTCACGGGTCCGCTTGGCATACTCGTTAAAGTCCTTTGTGAATGCTTCCACGTCGATGGTATCAAAGTGACGTTCTGGCATGACTCCGTCGGTTGACGTCTGGCACTGGTCAAGGTTGAAGATCGGCCATGATGTGCACATGGTATCTTCAGGGTGATATGGGTCCAGTCCGTTGGCTACAGCGTAGTCATGGTATACTTCCCATGTTACGGTGTGCCCATTGATCTTTGGTTTGACGACGTAGACGGTTGTTGCCTTTTCGCCCTTTTTGATATTCCAGCCGTTCGCCTTGGCACCGCGGAACGTGATCCACTGGTTTGTAGAGTAGTTGCATACCAGCGCCCGGATAGTGAGAACGATGACGTTAACGCCTTTGTAGTGATAGCCACGGTCCATGTTATAGGGGTTGCCAAGAGTGGTGATACGATCGAAAAATTCATCGCGGGTATAGTTGCGGTTGTCCTGCACAAAGCGAATATCGTTGTAACGCTGGACGGTTGTTGCATGGGCCTTTTCGGTCCGCTGTCTTGCAAATTCCTTGTACTGTTCTGGAGTGTACTTCCTGCCGGTTGTTGCCTTTTTTGCTGTAGTCATGGTAAATTGCCTTTCCGGGCTATAATAGAAAAGCCCTATGCCGCCTTTGGTTGGGTCGGTTAATACGGTGCCTTTGTGTCGGTTGTCCGGCATGATAGGCGTATGGAAAGCGGTCCGGTACTTTGGTAGAGTGAGCGGGCCGCTTTTTTGGTTTGCGGTGATAGTGTTGCATGAAACTGTATACCGATACAGCGCTAGCCGGTTGCAGGCTTTACGGCGTCTGTATGGTATCTGCCTTCTTTTTTAAAGTGGTAAAATGTCCCAATTTTCATGGGTAGTTCGCCCGCTTGCAGGTGACGCGTTTCCGCGCCTCCGGTCCACTTCCGACGATTTTCCAAGGTCCACTATGTATTCAGTTTTCAAAGATCGCCAGCCCCTTAATCGGCCGGGCCGCCGCGCTACCTTGGCCGGTGCTGATTGGCTTCGGTATTGCTTTGACACTTACATAATAACCACTACCGCGGTAGATTGCAAGCCCCAAAATGATATTTTTTTTAGAATCATGAGCGTGATTTAAAGAAAACCGCATAACAAAGCCATTTTTAATAGCAAAAAAAAGTTTAAAAACTTTTAAAATATGTCAAAAAATTGCGGCGTATGAAAAACACGGATATTTACAACAGAAACAACCAAAAAACGGCATAAATAAGCGCATAAACGGGCATGTTAAGCGTGATATTATTGCATTGTAGATATGGCACGAGATGGAAAAAAGCCGTTTACCAGGTAAACATGGTAGATCGGCCGGAAAAGCCCGGCGGATAGAATGGACCGGAAACAATGGCCAGCGGCTGGGCCGGAAAAGCGAAAAAGAAAAGACAAGCGCCTGAAAGCTATTGAGATAATGGCATAGAGTAAAGACATTAAGCGCTAAAGTATGACAGCATTAGGCTATATCATTAATATGCAAAAAAACGTGAAAACGGACATGGAAAAACAGTACGGCCAGAGACAGCAGGACCAGCGGCAAAATGAGATAGTCAAATAATGACCGTTAGCCACGATCTCATTCAATAGCAAGCGATCGTGTGCAAGACAGAGTAGAATCGTAGAAAGATAGTAGAAATATACGTCTAAGTAGCATGTTTATGCACTATTCAGAGTATAGTTTAATACTAGTAGTAGTAAGAACTAAGTATCTAGGGCTTTGAAAGTATTAATTTAAACTCAATAAAAGAGGGCCCCGGGGTCTTTTTAGACCCCGGCTAGAAGGAGAGCCTATATGTGTCTCTGTGGTTTCCTTTCCCTGTGTAAACATGTCCTATGCCCCACGCAAAATTTTTTTCCGGGGTAAAATTTATAAACATTATGTGGACAAAAGTATAGTATTGCTAAACATTTGGTGCCATTTTGATCAAAAAGTGCCAAAAATACCGGGGTGTTACTAAACTTTTGATGTATTTTTAATAAAACTGGAGGTAAAAGCAGATGAAGAAAGCAGAAAAGATGGAAGTAGAGAGCCGAGAGATCATGAAGCGGAGCAGGGAGTTCAATGGGAAGATTGAGCCTGCCGACATGAAGAGGGAAGCGGCAGAATATTTCAATATGACGGACAAGGACCTGTGGAACATTGCGAGTCTATGTAAATATCTGAATATCTCATGCGCTAAGTACAAGAGGCTCAAAGAGAACGACGAGTACAAGAATGCGACGGAGTTCTGCGACACAAACTTGCAGGACCACTACTTGGAGCAGTTGAATGGCAGATACCCAACAGGAGCGATCTTTGCATTAAAGGCAGATTTCGGTTACTCAGATGCAAAGGAGATCAAGACAACGGTCAATGGCAAGTTGACGATTGAGCAGATACTTAAAGGCGCCAAGGTCAAGGCATGAAGAAAGAGCCAGAGCAGTTAAATATCACGATCAGGGGCTATATCGAAACGTACTTGAAGATCAAGACGAAGAGCAAGAACTTGGAGACGTTGAAGTTAAATGAAGCCCAAGAGAAGATATATAACACGTTTGCGCAATGTTATAACCAAGATAAGCCCTGCAAGATCATTGTATTGAAGGCCCGCCAGTTGGGCGTATCGACAGTATCTGAAGCGATCTTGTTTGCGCTCACGGTTTTACACACCAATGCCAGTTCATTTATTGTGGCACACGAACCGGATTCTACTAATCACATTTTCGAGATGTCCAAAATCTTCTATGACCAGTTGCCGGACGAATTGCGACCGATGATGAAATACTCCAATGCGAAGGAATTGTTATTTCAGAATCCCAACCATGACGCGTCTAATCCGGGTTTAATGAGTGGCATGAAGGTTGCCACCGCCGGAAAGAATGCAGTAGGACGAAGCCAGACGTTAAATTATATCCATCTGTCCGAGTTGGCGTTCTGGAAGGAACAGCAGGGCAAGACGGTTAAATCTCAGTTGGACGGACTTCTTCAGACACTTCCGCAGAGCGGATTCTCTTTACTGATAATTGAGTCTACCGCAAACGGATATAACTACTTTAAATCTCTTTGGGATAAGGCTGTGTCGGGAGAGAATGAGTATATCCCGATGTTTTTCCCTTGGTACGAGATGAAAGAGTACCGGAGACCGTGGAAGAAAGAGAAATTCACGGAGGACGAACTTAAAGAGAAAGAGAAGTACGATTTGGACAATGAGCAGTTGATGTGGCGAAGGTACGCAATCAACACTCTGTGCAGTGGCAACGTAGATACGTTCCATCAGGAATACCCGGCCTCACCGGAGGAAGCGTTTATTCTTTCGGGAAGACCAGTATTTGATACTACAAAGATTCTGAATCGCATTTCCGAGGTTCCTAACCCGATTACTACCGGTCAGTTTACAGACGGCGGAACGTGGTACGACTGCGAAAACGGAAATATCCGGATATGGGAGGCTCCAGTTAAGGGTCACACATATGTAGTTGGTGCAGATACTGCCGGTGAAGGTTCCGACTGGTTCCGGGCATATGTTCTGGATAAGGACCAAGGCGGAAAACAGGTTGCCGCATATCGAGATCAGACCGACGAGGGGCTGTTTACCAAGCAGTATTACTATTTGGGCCTGTATTACAATTACGCGATGCTGGCTCCCGAGTGCAATTTCTCTACCTATGTGACTATGAAGTTGCAGGAATGGGGCTATCTCAATATGTATGTCAGAGAAGCCATTGATACCTATACTCAGAAGATTTCAAAGAAGTTCGGGTTCAGGACTACATCTCTTACAAGACCGCTGATTATTGATCTGCTGGCTGATGTAATCCGTGACCATATAGACCTGATTAACGATGAAGATTTCCTCAGAGAGGCACTGTCATTTATCAAAAACGACAAGGGAAGACCGGAAGCCGCCTCAGATGCTCACGATGACTGCGTATTTGCGATGGCGATTGCCTATTACTGTATGCCTCAGGCCATTTCCAGTGACGTTTCCGAGGAAGTAACAGAGTATTCAGATAGAAACAGTGAGATTGACAGTTTCGTCAATTACGGAGGTTAAAATGGACATTCTGGCTGTTGTTTGTGCAGCGATAGGAACGCTGATAGGCTATTTCGGCTGTTACGTTTTTCACAGCAAAGACAAGGATTATGAGACAGGCCGCGCCGATGGATATAAGGCCGCTATGGAAGCCAAGGAAAAGGACGCATTTTCCAAAGACGAAAAGGATATGATTCGACAGATTATCAGCATTATGGCATTTGACGGAGGAAGCCATGAAAATAAAGAAGACAGCAAGTGAAATTTTCTCCGAGTACGAAAAAGGCCAAGAGTTTAATTCTAATATTGGATTATATGACAATGTAGAGAAGAATGAGAAATTCTATCTTGGCGACCAGTGGTCCGGAGTCAATGCCAAGGACCTGATGAAGCCTGTATTCAATATCATGAAGCGCGTTGTGACGTACTTTGTGGCTATGATCGTCTCTGATGATGTGGGAGTCAATATCTCACCGATGGACGATTCCGGCAGTAACAAGACTATCGCTGATATTATCGCTAAAGAGGTTGAAAACGTCCTTGAACGCACTAAGACAAATGATAAGTGCAGGACTAATGTCAAAAACTGCTGTGTCGATGGTGACACGGCTCTTTTTATAAACTTTGACCCGGATATTGAGACGGGCCAGCAGGTAAAGGGAGACGTTGAAACCGAAATTATCGACAATACGCATATCATTTTCGGAAATCCGTACTCTCAGGACGTTCAGAAACAGCCGTATATCCTGATTATCCAGAGATTATTTGTAGATCAGGTCAAGGATATGGCGGAAGAGTTGGGAGTTTCCAAAGATCAGATTGAATCCATCACCGCCGACGATGAGGATAACAAGACTACATCGCTGGACGAGGAAGAACTCTGCACCGTTATCACTAAATTCTGGAAAGAGAAGAAGACAGTTGATGACGGTTTCGACGAGATGACCGGAATGCCGGTTTCTCATGAGGAAAAGACGGTCCATTTCATTAAGAGTACAAAATCTGTAATTCTGAAGAGTGATACTGACCTGAACTATAGAAATTACCCGATTGCCTATATGACATGGGAGCGGCAGAAAAATAACTACCACGGCGTTTCTCCTGTCACGGGTTTGATTCCTAACCAGATCTTTATCAATAAGATTTATGCCATGTGCATGGTCTATATGACCAATATGGGATTCCCGAAAGTCTTCTATGACAAAACGAAGTTGGGCGCGCTCTCTAATGACGTTTCAAAGGCAATCTCACTGCCGAATATGGACATGGCAGGCAAGATGATTGATGCGGTCAAGGCGCCTGATTTCTCAAACCAGATCATACAGTTGGTTGATTCTACGATTTCCTATACAAAGGATTTCATGGGTGCTTCAGATGCCGCTTTGGGTAACATTTCAAACCCGAACAATACATCTGCTATCGTCGCAGTACAGCAGGCGTCTTCAGTTCCGCTGGAAATTCAGAAACTTGACTATTACGAGTTCTACGAAGAGATTGTCAGGTCCATTGTTGACATTATGGCTAATTCATACGGTGTCCGTACAGTCAAGATCACGCAGTCTCAGGCCAAGTCATTGAATCTCTACCAGACAACAGTTGACCAGATGGGCAATACTACGGTTTTGACAGATGATTACGGCAACCCGGTCTATAAAACGTCTATGGACATTGATTTCTCTCAGTTGAAGGACCTGAATTACCAGATTGATGTAGAGATCGGTCAGTCTTCTTACTGGAGTGAGGCTACTACAGTGCAGACGATGGACAATCTGTTTGACCGGAAGGTTATTACCGACCCGGTTACTTACCTTGAAAGCATTCCGGACAAATATATCCCGAATAAGCAGAAGATCATTGACGAGATCAAACAGCAACAGCAGGAACAGCAGATGCTACAGGAACAGCAGATGCAGATGCAGAATCAGACGCAGGAGCAGACAGCGGACCCAAGTGTCACAAGGGGTATGCAGGACGGTGTAGATAACCGCGCTCCTGATGGAGATGTTAACAACACGCAGTTGCAGGACGCTTACGCAGATTCTAAGCAGTATTACGGAGGCTAAGATGAAATGCCCAGTATGTCATAACGATATGGCGCGAACCGGAGATGGTACTAATTTCTGGTTCGTATGTAAACATTGCGGCAAGGTAGTTGGAAAGAACACCGAAACCGCAGAGGAAAAACCGGCTGAAACCAAGTCGGCTGAATAACTAAAGGCGCTCCCGTTTGGGGGCGTTTTTATATGCCCTCACCATGGGGCAGAGGAGATCAAATGGAAGATCAGGTCACCATGCCGGAGGAATCCATGACTACAAGCACCGACGATAACGAACTGTCTATTGATGAAGTTAATCAGACCGAAGATACGACAGAAACAACAGCCGAAACTGCCGAACCGACAACCGAAGAACACGCGCAGGCCGCTCCTGCCGATACTCCGTTCATGTCGATCAAGTATGACGGCGAAACCGAGAATCTGTCTCAGGAGCAGGCCGTTGAGTTGGCTCAGAAGGGCAGAAACTACGACAGGATAAAGCAACGCTACGATGCGCTTCAGTCACGCCAGAACATCACTGACATGATCGAACAGCAGGCGCGCAATGCCGGTATTCCTACCGAGGAGTATGTCAACAGATTGTCGGAGTTCCAGAAACAGGCTTCTATCCAGAAAATTGCCAATGAGTACAAGGCAAAGAATCCAGATGCTGACGACAGTGTTGTCAATGACTACGCCAATCAGGTTTACGAAAATCAACAGTTTCAGGCGCAGGCACAGGCGGTGCATATGTCACAGCAGAACGATGCGCAGTTGAAACAGAGGGTTCAGGGAGAAATTACAGAGTTCATGACTCGCCACCCCGAGGTGAAGATTGACGAAACATTTCCCGACGAGATCATCGAAAACGTTAAGACGGCTCATATGCCGCTTGAACAGGCTTATCTCGCTTACCAGAACAACCAGTTGAAACAGCGCATTGCAAGTATGCAGACAAATAACAAAAACACTGCAAAGGCAGTTGGTTCCGTTACTGCAAACTCAGGCGATACAGGAAAGAAGGACCCATTTCTGGAAGGACTATTCGGAAAATAAGGAGGTCTTAACAGACTATGGCAATCAATCTTGCGACAAAATATGAAAAAAATTTACTTCAGGCTTACAATCAGGCTTCTCTGATTACAGGCAAGGTTAATACTGACTACGATTTTATCGGTGTTAACTCCATTCACGTTTATTCCGTTGTTACGCAGGCTCTGAATGATTACAACCGCACTGCCGCTGGCAACCGCTACGGCACACCGGCTGAACTTCAGGACACTCAGCAGGAGATGGCGCTGACAACCGATAAGTCTTTCGCTATCACAATTGACAAGGGCAACAACGAAGATCAGATGATGGCTAAGAAGACCGGCTCTGTCGTCAAGGCAGAAATCGGTGAACAGGTTACTCCATTCTTTGACAAACTCGCTCTGACTGCATGGGCTACTCATGCTGGCACTACTGAAACTCTTGCGGCGGCTCCTACCAAGGACACTGTTGTTGACATGTTCATTAGTGCAAGAAAGGATTTCGTCAATGCACACTTCCCGATGTCTTCCGGCGCGTATGCGTATGTTCCGTCTTCCGTCTATAGTCTTCTTCTGAAGAACCCGGATTTCATCTCTGTTGAGAAACTGGGCGAAAAGATTCTGACTAATGGACTGGTTGGCAAGTGCATGAACTGGCTTATCATCGAAGCACCGGACGATTATTTTGCGGCAGGCACTTATGCTCTGTTTACTCATAAGAAGTCTGTACTGGCTCCGACAAAACTGTCTGAACTCAAGACACACAACGATGCCCCGGGCATTTCTGGTGTCCTGATTGAAGGCCGTTATCGCGGCGATGCCTTTGTCCTTGATACCCTCAACAAGGGCGTTATCGTAACAAAGACAGCCTAAACAGTGGAAACAGGGGTTAGTTATGGGCTGACCCCTAGTTTTCCGAAAGGAGATCATGTATGACCATGACTGTATCTGAATTGTATTCACAGGCCAAGTCAATGATGTTCGAAAAACCTACATCAAAAGACTATGACAATTACTATATTCCGTGGGTCAATGTTCTTCTTTCGGAAAACTTTGATCTGAATAACTCAATTCGGCTCCGTAAAGGTTTGGAGGCTCTTACCGAAATCCCGTCTGTCACAAAGGGCAGTGACGTTCTTCCTTATGAAGACGTGATTAACCGCGAGGTTTTACCAGACGGCCTTGCGGCTAACTTCTTTATTGACGACGATTTGAGCAAGTACGATCTTTTCCATACTTACTATCAGAATGCACAGATGAAATATATGCAGTGCATTGAGGAAGATGTTACAGATGTATACGGCGGTGATGAATAATGCCGATCATCTCGCAGAAAACTCACAGTGCCGCCGCGTATAAAATTCTAGCGCTTGGTACTCCGGGCGCAGGCGGATTGAACATTGAAGATTTGGACTATACGCTGAATCTTACGCAGTCACCAAAAATGCTGAACATGATGTACAAAAACGGCGTGTTCGGTAAGCGATATGGGCAGATTGATAAGTATGACATTGACTATCAGATTTTAGCCATGCATTCATACAAGGGATTTCTGATTGTCCAGACAGCAACAACACTGGTTAAAATCACAGTCGGGGAGACAATGACCAGTGAGGTACTGTACACCGATGATACAAAACTGAAATCGCCGGCGTTACTGTTTGTATTCAACAAAACTCTTTACCTGCTGAACAAAAGTATCTACCTGCAATATGACGGAGAAACTACAGCAGTGGTTGACCCATATGCGCCAGATATTGCGATCAACAGGAAGCCGGACGGTTCATCAGGAGATCTGATTGAAAACTATAACCGTTTGGGCGCGGCTTTCAAGAACACGTTCCACGGTGACGGCTCTTCCAAGACCTATGTACTGACCGATCAGGACCTTGACGCTACCAAGTGCAAGGCGACAGTCGGAACAACCGAAATGACTGAGGATAGCGGATTCACAGTAGACCGCACCAATGGCAAGATCACGTTCACGACGGCCCCTGCATCAGGTACAAACAACGTAGTTATCACAGCATACAAGACACAGCAGAAATATATTGATTCGATCATGGGCTGTCACTACATGGCGGCATATGGCGGCAATAACAACAGCCGTGTCTTTCTGGCAGGTAACGGAACATCTACCTACTACTACTCGGGAGTATATGACGCAACGTATTTTCCGGAATTAAATTACGCTACAGTCGGCAACACAGAGGACGATATTACGGGGTTCGGCCTCCAGTATGACGTGCTGATTGTTTTCAAGCCTACAGAGATATATTCGGTTAACTATACATACAATGTCGATACAAACGGGGATAAGACAGCAGTATTTACTTCACTGCCGGTCAATGACGACGTTGGCTGTGACATACCGGACACGATCAAGTATATTGACAACCGCTTGACATGGGGAAACAGCGTAAGAGGTATTTGCACACTGTGTTCTACAGTCATTCTGGACGAGCGCAATGTACGAGTCATTTCAAGAAATATCAACGGCGGCGAGCGTAATAACGGGCTTCTCGCAGAGGAAGATTTGAAGTCTGCAATGGCGATTGATTACGGCGGCAAGTATTGTGTATTCTGCCCAAGCGGTAATGTATACGCATGGGATTACACCAATGCGCCATACTCAACCAGTGATAAGGTGACGCCGGATGAAGCGGCTCAGGCTTGCGCATGGTTCCTGTGGAACGACATGTTCATAGTGACCAAGTACACGAACGGAGACGAAACATATTACATTCACCCGGTATCACAGATAGACAAGAGTATTTATTATCAGCACATTGACACCAGCAATCACATTGCGACATTATCGGATTCTAACGTCAATGATTTTGATAATGCGATCAACTCTTACTATCAGACACCGCTTATGGATTTCAAGGCATATGAAAGTCTGAAGACGATTAAGAAAGCGTACTTTGAAGTTAACGGCGAGTCTACGTTCTACATGGATATTAAGTACATTACAGATGACGATTCAGACGGCGAAGATGACCCGGAAAGTATTTCAATTTCGCGGCACGGCTGGTCTAAGTTCAGGTGGGATAACACTTGGGGCTGGGCAGTCGTTAATTTCGCAAAGACATTCGCAAGAAAATGTTCAATCAAGAAGGTGCTTATGATGGGCATTATGCTGTCTAACAATATTGCTAACAGAGACATGTGCATCAGCGGAATCAAACTTGAATACACAGTAGTAAAGGAGGTTAAGTAATGGCGATCACGAAAATGACATTTGACCCGGAAGACGGGTTTTTAAATTCTGCCAAATATCCTGACCCGACAAGTGAATCTGACTGCCGGACACAGTTTATGACATTGCCTGCACAGTTAAGAGATTACATTAACAATATTCTGCTTGACGGGCTTTCTGCTGTCACTGGTGCAGAGTGCATCGGTACTTCAGACGGAACAACACTACAGGTTACACTGAACGGGAAAATAGGTTCTACAGATATTAAGGCTCTAAGAATTAACGCTGACGGCTCCATCGAATACACGAAAGACAATACTAACTGGCAGTCTTCTTCATCGTCTGGTCATATCATTATGAACTCATACGGCGATTCTATGCCGCAGCGAACCAGAATGCAGATTCTCAATGCAGTGATTGAAGATGATGGAGAAAAGACCATCATTCATGGGATTGTCGGGCCGAAGGGAGACACTGGAGAACCAGGTGCTCAGGGCGTTCAGGGATTGCAGGGTGTTCAGGGCGAGAAAGGGCCGACAGGTGCTCAGGGCGTTCAGGGTCCTACAGGTCCGCAGGGAGAACCGGGAACAAATGGTCGTGACGGTAACTCATTCACTGTAAGAGGGCGTTTCAATACATACGCTGAACTGGTTGCAGTATATCCATCAGGTCAGGAAGGCTGGGCATATGCAGTCGGTACTTCAGATAACAACGTAGTTTATAATTGGGATGTCGAAATATCTCAGTGGGTATCACTTGGTAAATTGCAGGGCCCAGCAGGTCCTACAGGTCCACAGGGAGAAACCGGCCCACAAGGTGAACAGGGCATTCAGGGTATTCAGGGCGTGCAGGGTATTCAAGGTGAAACTGGTCCTAAAGGTCCTACAGGAGAAGCAGGAGCGCAGGGCCCGAAAGGTGACGGCGTTCCAACAGGCGGAACTATTGGTCAGATTCTTGCCAAGAAGTCTGATACTTCAATGGACACAGTATGGAAAACTTTAGACGGATATACAAAATCTGAAGTTGATACTGCACTTTCACTCAAAGCCGATCAAACTTCTCTCGACACTACTAACGCCACAAAAGCAGATAAAAGCAATAGTGCCGTCATCGTATCCATACCGGTCGCATCATGGGATTCAACTGCACAGACGGCTACGATTGACGTTGCCAACGTCACAGCAACTTCAAACAATGAGATTCTTCCGTTGCTTGCAACAAGTGCAGACAACATTACAAACAACGAAGCACTTCAGGCGGCAGGGATATATGATTACGGTCAGGCGGCGGGAACAATCACGCTGTATGCCACCACAGTGCCGACCACGGATTTGCAGGTTCGCGTCATAGTAAGGGGTGATTAAAATGGCAAATATTATTGACCTAAACCGCACTTCTGCTGGTATAAAAATTGAAACAGGTTCAAAAACTGTAGCGGAAGTTAACGCTGACCCGAAATGTATTCCAGTTATTGGTACGTTTTCGGGTTGCAGTGTTTGGAATGGACCAAAGATAACTTATGGCGGCGTATCAGTTTTTCATGCTGATCAAGGCTCAGGTTATGGTGCAACCGTCTATGGATGTGTTTATTGTCTTGATGAACTCGATCTATCGAAAGCAGAAAAGAAAACATTATCTGCAACTGTTCAAACTGGAACATTCACCATTGTTTCATGGTTCAACAAGTAAAAAATTCAAGGCTATTACTGTTCAATCCATTTAGTTACGGTAACCGTAATTCCGCCGGATGTTGAAATCTGTTTCTTTACCGGTTTTTCGCTATCAATAAAACTAACAAATGCACTTACGTTTGCTCCTTCGGCTGTACCTTGTCACTGGAATGTTGTATATCTACTCAGATTATTACAAGCGACCGGCAACAGCAGTTGGCGGAACAACCGATACAACATCGGTACATTTCGATAGTAGTAAAAACTCTTCAGGAAATGCAAACAATAACGGTTTGATTCCGCTGAATATTTACGGTATCAAAGGCAAGATCAGTTGAGTGCTACGGCACTCTTTTTAGTTGGGAGGGATTGAATGGGCAAAACGCCAACAGAGTTTTATCAAACTTACAACGGCAGAGCGATTGATGACGATTCATACGCAGGAGTGCAATGTGTCGATGCATTCAGAGTATTTTGTAAATGGATTGGCAGTTCAGCATACCCAACTCCGAATGGTTGGGCAGACGGTTACTGGTATGGCAGGTCGGCACATGCTGACGTGTTCGATTCAGTTCCGGTAGGGCAATTCAAAAATGGTGACTGGGTGATATGGGCACAGGGGTCAAAGAGCCATGAGAGTAGTCATATTGCAATGTACTATAACGGCTATGAGTTTGGTCAGAATCAAAGCACAAGCAGAGCGTTCACACTAAAGTCAACTAATTTCTCAGATGCACTAGGCGCGCTGAGGTGGAAGGGGTTTGAAAACATGAGCATTGAATTGAAAGAAGGATTGCAGGACATCACTTACAATGGTGTCCTTTATAAAGTCGTTAAAGCTGAAGCCGGCTATGGCCTGCGTCTGATCTCTGCCGGAGACAGCATGACAGTCAAGGACATCACACAGATTGACAGCGACAAACTGGACGTCCGTGCGAAGGTGAATGCTTCCTATTTCGACATGTCCAACACATCAGCCAACGGCACACACTACGGCGTCGAGCAGTCAGAGACACTGGACGATTGCCCGAAGAACTCCGGCTATCTTGTGTTTGCAGAGAAGAATGACGGCACGATTGTTGAAGGCTCCGCTTCTGATTATTGGCTTACAAAAAAAGATGTTGTGTTCGGTGTCACACCGTATTCATGCAGGATTCACAATGGCACACTGGTCTATGATCGCTCTACAGCCTATGGTGACAAGGACAACACAAAGAACAGTCAGACGGCAGTGTTCAAAATCGCGGACGGCAGGTGGTGCTTGGCAGTCACAGCAACCGGTCAGACATGTTGCCCAAGAGACATTACGGCAATGGCTCAGGCGTGCGGTGCTACTGAGTGCATCATCATGGACAGCGGCGGCAGTACGCAGATGTTTGCCTATTTGAACAAGGTAGTTTATACAGGACGCAAGATTGCGAATGTGCTTGCACTTGCTAAGGACATTACAACAACCGGTGGAACTACAGGCGGAACCACTATAACAGATGATAAAGATACACAGATCAAAACATTACAGGCTCAGGTTACAACATTAACCACGGAACTGAAATCGGCAACAGATAAGTTAGCGCAGATTAAGAGTATCTGCTAGAAACAGAGGTGCGGATATGGAAGACCCAGTAACAACACAAGTACTCATTAGCATTGTGACGATTGTATTAACTGTTATTTCCGTCGTCATTGTCGTTAACAAAGGAACAGCGGAGAATGCGCGGCAAACCGGCATGATACTGCAATCAATCAAGAGCATTCAAGAGAACATTTCCGAATTGAAAATAGATATGAAGGACAATGCTACAAGGCTGTCCAGTATTGAATCACGTCTAACCAAGGTGGAAACATACGTCAGTAATGACGATCAGCGCATTAAAACGCTGGAGGAGAGAACAAGAGCATGAACATTGATTTCTGGAAGGCAGTAGGTATCAGAGCACTGAGAACATTTATCGAGGGTTTCGTTGCGGCAATTCCGGCAACCTATGCGGCTGGCATTGACTGGAAAACAGCACTGATTACAGCGTCCTATGCGGCACTGATTTCAGCACTGATGGCAATTCTCACAGGACTTCCTGAAACAACAGACAACAAGACTGGAGGTGAGAACTAATGGCTTGCAAGAAAAAGGGCAAAAAGAGAGGTGGCTGTAAGTGAGCAATATCTATTCGGGAACTAAACCGAAGAAAACAACCACCAATATGAACACTGCCATTAAAACTGCTAGTACAGTGCCTTCACCATCGGGGAGTGCAAGTGCCAACTACAATGCGTTACTGGCTGGAGTTCTCACAGGTTTAAAGAAACAAAAAGGGAGATGATTAAATGCTTATTCAGGGTACGGGTGGTACAAGAACAGACTACGATACAACGTACAAAGACGGCAAAAAGAATGCTACTCTTGCATATCCACAGTTTTACAAAGGAAGTATGCCTGCCACAGTAGCAAGCACCAATAACACTTCCAACACTTCTACGGGAACAAGTTCAGGCAGTTACGGTTCAGGAAGTTCAGGAAGTTCAAGCAATTATTCTTACAGTGCTTCCGACGCACTCGCCGCCGCGCTTGCCGCCATGCAACAGGCACGCACTCAGCAGATCAATGCCGCTAATGACGCGTTGGACACACAGGGCCGTGCTTCCGAGGCTTCCTATAACGCCAACAGAACACAGGTTAACAATGACTATGACAAACTAAGAGATCAGTCAGAGGTTAACAGATACAAGTCAAAGATCAACCAGAGAGAAGCACTCGCAAATCGTGGAGCGCTGGATAGTGGCGCAGGCCGTCAGGAAAATCTGATTATGTCCAACAACTACGACAATGCGCTGTCAGACATTCAGCAGAACAGGCAGGCAGAACTCGACAAGATTTCCAATGCCATTACGCAGTTATGGGCAAACATCGGTTCGCAGAAAGCCACTAATATGGCAAACGGTCTCAGTGATTACAACTCTGGACTGTACAATCTGATTTCTCAGACATACTCAGGTTATTCACCAGAGAATAGCGATTACTACTCTGCCGCGCAGAACGCACTCAGCAAAGGTTCAAGTTCTCTTGCAGGAAGCGTTGACCCGACTTCTTACGGAAACTCCGCTGTATATGACGCCAACAACTCAAACGCTTATAACAAACTGCTTCAGGCAATGCTTGGATATTCTTACTAACTGAATACGGGAGGAACTAATAATGTCTCAGTACAACAAAAATAATAATTGGAATAAGTTACTCAACACTTCTAATGCTATGTATGCTGGATATGGGGCAAACAATTCCTCCCGTAATTCTTCTAATCAGAATCAGACACAGAAGCAGAATCAGACACAGAAAAAGACATTGGCAGATATTGGCACTACAAACTACACGCAGAGTAGCCAGAAGAAACAGACTACAAACAATGCGCAGGTATATAACCAGACAAGCGCCAAGGCCAACACGTCTTATCAGAGACAGAATCTTTCTCAGGTTTATTCTCAGGCTCAGAAAACCGCACAGCAGGTATTAAATAACAAAAACATCACCACAAAACAGGCATTCAATAAAGGACAGCAGATTGCCGACAAATGGCAGAATGCTCAGAAATACAATGTCAATATTGGTGATGCTCTTAATGAAGCAAATAAAGCCCGTGAAACTCGCAAGTCAACTTATCAGAATGCCATCAACTCAGGCAAAACGATAAAGGAGGCACAGTATGCCGCAGACAAGGCCGGGCAGGAATATGTAAATACAGATTCAGATTTGTACAATGCCGCGCACAATATCGTTGAGGCACTTAGACAGGGAACCGGAAACTTTGCTCTTGGCTCCATCGGCACGATCAGGAATCAGGCTAATGCAGTCGCAAACGGATTGCAGTCAACTCAGAATGAAGCGCTGGCAAAGCAGAACGAATATGCAAAGAAGTACGGCTATCAGACAACCGAGGACCCGAATCAGGCCACAGAGGTTCAGAGACAGGTCAATCAAGATATTTCCCAGCCGCTACAGGACTTCTCTAACAGAATCACAGATGAAGAGAATATCCATAAATCAGACGAGAATAACGAACTAGCAGATTTCTATTACAAACTGATGAACAATGCCGGTAGTAATATCACCAATGCCGTAGAAGGTATGGCGGTTGGCGGTGCAGTCGGCGGCGCTCTTGGTGGGTCCGGCGCAACAACTCTTGGCTCACTTGGAAACGGCGCAGTAGGAGAGGTTGCAGGAAATATGCCCGGGCTTGCAGGCAAAGCGGCACAGGCAGTTGCGGACCGTACACTCAGCAATCTGGCTACTTCAGGTTTCATGGGATTATCGTCCGCAGGAAATGCAGAGGAAGAAGCGCTCAACAACGGTGCGAAATTACAGCAGGCAAACAGAAAAGGTTTGGCAGATGCAATCAACGAGACAGTATTGCAGGAAGCAATTTCACCGTGGAATCCGGGCGGAGCAGTGGCGCCTACAATCAATGACATTATCGGTGAAGGTATGCAGGAGTTTGCAGGACAGTATTTCGACCCGTACGAAGATCTGGCAATGTCTACCTCAAAGGAAGATTTCAACAAGCGTTTGGCACAGGCTAATGAAACCAATTTCGGAGAAGAAAACAGAGGTACACAGTTCAAAGAGGCTTTAAAGTCTGGACTCGCTGGCTCTGCCGGTGCAGTAGTCAATGGTGCTATCACGGACCCGATTGGCACTGCAAGCAATATCAAGTCACTGCCGAGTGATATTGCAAACTCCGTAGAGAATGCAGGAACAGTTGCCAAGAATGCTGTCAACTCAGTTCAGGATAAGGCGAGCAATGCCGCGCTTGAATTGTCTAACACTTCCTATTATGGGGAGATGCAGAAAGAGGCACGCAAGGAAGTCATCGACGCGGACCAGCAGTACAGCAAAGAAGGTAACGCGCCGGAGGGCTGGAATGCCAACCAGCAGTTAGAGAATGTACAGCAGGAAGTAATCAGCAAGTTTCTTACTCCGGAATGCGCCAACAGTTCTTCCAAGGTTCTGAAAAACAGTTTCGATCAGGCTCAGGAAGATAACATCATGATTGAAGCGGAGAAGATGGGAATTGATACTTCTAACGATCAGAACATCACTACGCTCAATAACATGGCGAAGGTTGCAAACAAAGCAAAGGTTATCGTTCACTTTAATGATGGCAAGATTTCTTCCAGCCTTAACACTGAAGGGGTTGACGGCATTCAGAAAGACGGTGCTATCTACATCAATGCAAAGGCCAGTGACCCGATTCAGACCATCTTCTCACATGAGATCAGTCACGCAATGGAAGGGACCGAGGCATATAACAACTACTCCAAGTTTGTTTCCGATCTGTACCAGAATGGAACATTCCCGGAGGCTACGCAGGCTATCAATGCGATCAACCAGGACACTTCTTTGAACGATCAGGAGAAGAGCAACGAGACCATCGCTGTACTTACTCAGGATTTGCTAGACAACAATCAGGCCATTGCACAGATTGCCACAAAGTCACCGAATGCGTTCCAGCGCTTTGTTAAGTCGCTCAAAAACTTTACTGTAGATATTGCGGAAGATCACACCATGAGCGATGCTCTGGACAAGATGGAATACGCTATCAGCAAAGCGGAGCCATTGAACAACACAGAGGAAGAGGCATACCGCAAGGGGACTCATAAGAACAAGGCCGCAGTAGAAGAAAGTGCAAAGAAACTTGAAAATGCGCTTGTACTCTATGATGCAGATTTTGCCAGCCGCCAGAAGAATTTAGACGGACAGCAGGATATTAATAACTCTAACGTCATAAACAGCGTTATGCAGTCTCAGATTGCAAAGAATAATCCGGAGAACAGCAAGAGTTATTACAAGATTGCCAATGATGTAGCCGGTTCAGCGGAAGCCAATGCCGATCAGAAAGCGAACAAATACGTTAACAGCACTGTAGAGAAGAACAAAGTGCTTTATAGTAATAAATTAGATAACGTAGACACATGGGAAAGAAACATTAAAGGGAACAGTGCCGCCGCGGACGTTGCTAAGGTTACTGCCGCACAGAGTGACAACAAACTAAATGAAACTGTAGATAAGACAGTTGAAAAGAACAAGACAGTCTATGACAAAAATCTTGGTGACATTGCATATCAGCAGGACGCCGCCAAGAGAGATCAGTTCAACCCAAAATCAAAAGAGTATATCAATAAAGACGTTGCTCTTATGGTGGAAGGAAGAGCAGATTATACTAGCGAAACCGGAAAAGATATTAACAAGTTTATTAATGAAACGGCTTCTAAAGTAAATGCAGATATTCTCGAGGCACGGACAAAAGCCAGTATTGAACGAGCACGCAAAGCCGCAGGAACCAAGCCGATTGATACTGCTGTAAAGGCCGCTAAAGGTGAGTTTGGCGATTCCGAGTCAATGCAGACAGCGGCTAAGAATGCAAACAAGGCCGGATTCAACAGACATCAGGTAGTTCCTAATGACATGCTGACAAAGTCTACCGAACAGTCTTGGGAAGACAGCGGAAAAAACATCGACAATTTCTATACTACTACTATTGAAGAAATGGCTAACTCCGAAAGCAAATACGATGTAAAGAAGGGCAAACAGGGTTATATTTCCGCCGAAAACTACAAATCAACAAAGGACGCTCAGTTTTGCCATGACAAGATCAGAGAAGAAATTGACACTAAACTTCATAACGTCAAAAACGATGGTATTACATATACGTCCGAGACAGATTTTAACGGAAATAACGTATATACATTCACCAAGAATGGCGTGAAGATTTCCAATGATGAAACAGAGCGCATTAACAAACTGGAGCAGTATGCAGGTAATCTTTCTACGATGATCTACAATCATGCTTCTAAATGTGGTATGGAATTGCAGTTAATGGGCGTATGGGAAAACATGACGGCAGGAAAGAAAATCTCCATCATGCGCAACACCATTGACGAGATTAATCAGGAATACTCAAAGCAGAACAAGCACGGTGACAAGGGCGTTAAGGTTACAGATGATATTGAAGAACTGTTCAGCAAGTACAAGACACTTGATGCTAATGACAGAAAAGGCCGTGAGCAGATTGAACAGTTAATTGCCAAGAAGATTGCAGACCAGATGCCTAAGACAATGGGCGAAAGAATCAGGTCATGGCGTTACTTCGCTATGCTGTCAAATCCGGCGACGTGGAGCAGAAACATCATCGGTAATATTCTCCAGCAGGGTATGCAATCATCTGCAAATATGATTAATACCATCACCGAGAAAGCACTGATTAAATCCAGCAAGGTTTTCCACAATAACCTGAACATGTACAGCACAACAGATACTAGGCTGTACGAGCATGTAAGAGACGAAGTATTGAATAAAGTCACAAATGACATTGATGCCGCGCCGAAAACTGACCGAAAGTCATATTTCACCAATCTTGGATATGACAGCAAGATGGCTAAGGAAATGGCAAAGTGGAAGGGGTCCGGGAACTCATTCTTCACTCACGACATGCAGATGACTGACCGTTATATTGCATATGTCGCAAGCGAGGCAAAGGGAAACGGTATTGATCTGGACGAGCATTACAAACTCACCGGAAACATTGACGATGCCATTCATACAGGCTGGACAAATGCAAAAGAGCAGTCATTCAACGATAATGAATTAATCCATGTAGACAACGAAGGTAAAGTCATTAAGGCAGACACAAACACCAAAGATGCTATCCGGACATTCTACGATCTTAACCGTTCTCAGAATTTCAATTCTAAATACGGTTACGGCATGGACACAAACGGATTCAAGAACATGGTTAAGAATGAGCAGAACATGTTCAATGGAAAATATAACCCGTTAACCTATCTTGAAAAGGCAGAGAAGTTCATGCTGGACACTGGCGATAAAGTATTCATTAAACACCGGTATATTATAGAAATGAGCAGAAGTCTTGCCTCACAGGGATATACAGCAAAAGCGGACAGCAATGGCAATCTGATTCTGACAGACACCAAGACAGGAAAACAGGTTGGCAAGGCAAAGGCGGACAGCATTGTTAGCAAATATGATGCCAAGGCTTATCAGGTAGCACTTGAAGATACTTACCACGATGCTTCCGAAGTTGCCGACGCTATCAACAAATTGCAGCGAAACAAACACATAGGACTTGCAGTAGATGCAGTAATGCCATTTACTAAGACGCCTATTAATATTGCTAAACGTGCTATTGAATACTCTCCAGCAGGTCTTGTTAAAGGTATCAATGAAATGGTTAACAGTGTACAGGAAGGCAAGGTTGACGCCTCAACAGCATTGAATAACTTTGCTAAAGGAGCCACGGGAACAGTTGCTTTCGGGCTTGGATTCCTGCTGTCTCAGGCCGGTGTATTGAATGGTCATATGACAGACGGTGACGACAAGAAATACCTTGAAGCAAACGGCTATCAGGACTACTCACTGAACATTGACGGTAAGACAGTTTCCCTTGACTGGGCGTCTCCGGCAATTACATCTATGCTCATGGGCGCTCAGGTCATGCAGTCAATCACGGCATTGACCGGAGAAAATAACACGGATTCTCAGTTGGTAAATGAATTGGTCAATTCTGCTCTGTCACTCTGCCAGCCAATCATGGACACTACGTTCATGTCAGGACTGGTTGATTTCGCTGAATCATTCTCCAGTTATCCGTCTACAGGCGCTTCAGGATTCGCAGGGGCTATGGAAAGCGCAATCAAGTCTTACGTCAGTCAGTTTAGCCCTACGCTGTTTAAGAAGATCAACAACACGATTGACGAGTACAAGCGCACTACATATTCAGATAACTATTTTGATTCTATCGGAAGAAACATTGTTAATAGCATTCCTCTGATGGACGAAGCGCTGACTGCTATTTGGGGAAAGCAGGGAGTCAGTGACAAGTACCTCCAGCCGTCGATTGACACACAGGGCGAAAATGTTAAGTCAGGCGGTGCAATAAACAACATTTTCAACCCGGCAACAGTCAAGGACTACAACCTTTCAGACGAGAAGAAAGAGTTAACAAAACTGTATGAAAAGACAGGTGATTCTATCCTGCCACATTCTACATATTCTCTGAAGGACAAAGACGGCACAAACGTCAAACTGAACTCTGCCGATTACACGCAGTACAACAAGCAGATTCTCAGCGGCTATAACGATCAGGCTAAGAAGTTTATGAACAGTTCGATCTATGCCGCGCTGGACGATTCCGACAGATCATCTCTGATGTCAAATCTGAAAACCTACTACACCAACGAAGCGAGAACAGATTATTTCTCAAAGGTTGGCGACCCGTCCGAGGTTCTAAGTTCTTCAGTAGCCAAGACGGTTACAGCAGTAGATGCCGCTAAAGAAATTGGCATTGAACCATATCAGTATTTCTATTACAAGAGTATTCAGCAGGTGAAGGACAGCGCAGGGAATAACATCAGCAATTCTGCCGCTATGCTGGTCCGCCAGAACATGGAAGCGTCAGGAACATATGATGCCGCCGTGAAACTCTACAGCGATGGAAAGATCAGCAGTCTGTCAGATATTGGACTTACTAACACAGTGGCTAAAATGACAGATGCAGATTTCGCCTACACTATGAACAAACTGAACAACGGTGAATTGACTGCCAGTGATTCTACAGCCAAGACGCCGGAGGAACAGCGCAACGCATTAACGAACGGAATTGAAAGCAGTCAGGCGAAGGAAGACAACGCCAAAACAGCCGGATATTCAGACATTAACAAATACTACAAACTGATGGACATTACCGCGGATAAAGACGCAGACGGCAACACGCTTAATTACTCCAAGGCAATGAAGGCCAGAGCGCAGATGATTGAAGACGGTACCTATGACAAGGCCGTTGAGTTAATCAATAATGGCGATGCAGAACCGGCGGATTTCAACCTGAATGCCACGGTTGTTAAGTGGACAGAGAAGAAGTTCAATACGAACTATGCGAAACTGCAAAACGGAGAGTGGGTAAACACCAGTTCTTCCTCCAGCAAGTCTTCCAGCAGTTCTTCCGGCTCCTCCAGCAGTTCCAAATCTTCCGGAAGTTCTTCCAGCAAATCTTCCAGTTCCTCCAGTACATCATCAGCACTTACAGAAACCGGCGGATTGACCAGTGAAGCCAAGGCACTATTTAAGAAGTATGTAACATCTGCAAACTCTTCAATCAGTGACATTAAGTCTTCACTGTCTGACAGCGAGATTCAGTCTCTGTACAATGAGATTGTTTCCGGTCACACCAGCAACATTTCCGCACTGAAAAAGAAGTACGATCTGAAGTAAGAAAAAGGGCTACTCACTTAACGTGGGCGGCCCTCTTTTTTTCTACGAATTTTCTACTTTTCTACTCAATTTATATATGCTTATATATGCTTATATATGCTCTACCGATCTTTGCAGATATTCAGGAAACGTGATAACTATGCTTATTTATGCACATTTATGCATATTTATTTATTGAGCGAATTTCGCTTGTTTTTACCGATTGTGGTATCAAACTGTACTCAATTCATGGCTTTGTTATGCGAATCAGGTACCTGTTTTCTACTATTTTCTACTAAACTTACGGCAGATTGCTTCAGGTCCTCATTAGAACGTGGGTATTTTAGAGTAGTATCAACGCTCTTATGGCCCATTAGTTCCATGACCGTTCTAGGGTCTACATTTGCAGTAATCATGGTGGTTGCAAAGTTATGTCTAAGCGCGTACATGTGGATAGATATTTTCAACCTGCGGCAGATGGTGGTAATGTGGGAAGATACCTTGGTAGTCTTGAACGGCTTATTGGAGTAATTGAACAGGAAGTATTCATTGCGGCTGAATGCCATTGCCGATCTCAGGACCATCTCGCATGATGTAGACATTTCAATACTGCGGATAGAGTAGTCATTCTTTGTGGTGATAACAGATACTTCCTCAGTGTCGGTGGACCCGATGGAAGCACATATTTCAATGGTACGTTTCTTCAGGTCAACGCACTTGCGGCTGAGTGCAAATACTTCCTGCGGCCTCATGCCGGTGTAGTACATGATCTGCAAGGCAAACGCGATAATGTGATTGTTGTATATCTCTTTCTCATTCTTTCCGGTAGTATTGAGGTAGTTAATCAGCGCATTCAGGTCCTCTTCATTGATCGTCTGATCTCGCGGCTTGACTGATTTCTTACTGCGCGGCGTCTCTACCATTTCCATAGGAGACGAGAAGATGATACCTTCCAGCATGGCAGTCTTGAATATTTTGTGCCATATACTTGCACATTTTATTATTACGTTTTTTGAGGCGTCAAACTTAATAGATTCTAGGCATTCTGTGACATCTAGCGACGTGATAGTATCAATGGTTCTGCTACCATAAGGTTCAGATATATATTTATCATAATAGAACGATAGCAGTTTCTGCGTGGACATCGGAACGCGCTTTATTCTGTAATAATCTTCCAGAAGATCGCCTACAGTCTTGTTTGTCTTTCCTATCAAAGTACCCTGTATTAACTCTGCTCTTTTAAGGTCTCTATGCGATACTGCCGCATCTAAACATGCTCCATCTGAAGCGTAATTAGTGGAAGTGAACGTTTTTGAATAAGATTTCTTATTTCCTCGAATATCGGTGTAGTCAAACTGCACTGTAAAATAGGTAGCCTTTTCTCCCTTTTTCACTTTAATATACTTCTCTTTGCGTGCCATAATTAGTTGTCCGAAGATATGTCCTTTCTGAATTTCTTCTTTATGTGCAGGCCCCTGTCACTCTCAGCAGGGGTCATTTTTTTATATCCTTTTCTTTCTTCTTTTTTTCCTTCTTTAACTGCTCTAGTCCAAGTTCAATCAATTTAACTGTAGCCTCCGATCTTGTCTGGTAGCGGTTTTCAAAGCGGAAGTTCTCAATCTCTTTAAACATCTCGCCGTCTACTGAAACCGTGTATCTAGGCTTATCTGTCGTCATATATGTAGTCCTCTCTTTAACCTTAAAGTACACCGGTGAACCGTCAGTGTCAATGATTTTGAGATTAGTGAAAATTTACCCTTGACGGTGGTTCACTGAACCAATACAATGATGGCAGGGGTTCACTGAATCACTGAACCGGAAAGGAGAACAATGGTAAAGAACAAAATCCGCTTCACCGTTTCCATTGACCCGGAAGTTGATAAGGAAATCTCTTACTTGCAGTATTCGGCAAAAAAGTCTACTGCAAAGAGCGAAATTGTAAGAGACCTGATTAACCGTGGACTGCGGCAGATGAAGTCCAACGAGAAGCGAAGAGCAAACAAGAAGTAATAAGGGAAGGAGAGGACAGGACATGGAATTGCTTACCCTTACTAGTCAACAGGTAGCGGACCAGTTGCACACCAGCAGAAACTTCATTTATAAACTCAAGAAATATGGACTGCTGGAGGGCATTCAAAAGGGAAGAGAGACAATCTACAGCACTAAGGAAGTATCCGCCTTAATTGACAACCTTAAAGGGCTATCAATCGGGGACGAAGAAGAGATCAGGCGCTCGGCGCAGATCATTAATGAGAGGAAGAGGAAAAATGTATTGTAACGGGATTAATTACTATAGCATTCACGACATCACCAAAATGACGCTTATCAGTTCTAAAAATCTGTCTCAGTATATTGAGAACAATCACATCAAACCAGATTATGAGACTATCGGAGTCAACAAGAAATACAGATATTTTGTAAAAGAATCAGTAGATCAGATTTGCGCAGGCATCGGCGTCACGCCGGATTATACACGGCTTCTTATTCCGCCAAAAAACCGCGTCACTGCACAGAGTGATGATGATGTGGAATACACCGAAAAATTCATTGTGCGGCTTGGAAAGATGTTTATTAATCCGGACGATTTGTCACTTTATGACGAATGCGACGAAGTAACAATGCCCATTGAACAGGCTAAGGAATTAGCAGAAAGAACAGGCGGAGACATTTACTGCATCTGCTACAGGAGGATTTAATGACAGCAACCAAGAAAGAGCCGGACATGACCGGACAGCCTACAGTATTTTGCCAGACAGTAACAAACAGCGATAAACCGAAAGAAAAGCCAGATCAGGACATTAGAAGTTTAAACATCTACGAGCGCATGAGTGCCATTGTAAGTGAACTGTCCTATGTGGCAAAGAATCTCACAGTTGGCGTCAACTCCAAGAGCGCTTATAAGGCAGTTGGAGAGGCTGACATCTTATCTTCTGTCATTCCGCTGGAGAGAAAGTTCCGCGTTTATTCATATCCTTATAGCCGTGAGATTGTGGAAGAAAAGGACCTGACAAACCAGAACGGTTATATCCAGCACTACTGCAAGATCGCGTCCGTTTACCGCTTCCAGAACATTGATAAACCTGAAGAATATGTAGAGGTTACGTCATACGGTGAGGGATTAGACGCAGGCGATAAGGGAATGGGAAAAGCCATGACCTATTGCGACAAGTACGCGCTGATGAAAGCATACAAAATCAGAACAGGAGAGGACCCGGACCAAGATGCCTCAGTTGAAATGAAGGGCGAAGTTACGAGCAAAGCGGCAACGCCTCAGCAGTTGGCAATCATCATGCAGTGTGAACCAGATCGCATCACAAACATGCTGTCATATTTCCACAAAGATAAGATCGGTGATTTGAGCATGGAAGAAGCCAGCAATGCAATCAAGATTCTGAAGAAGGAGAAATAAAATGGCATACGACATCAAAGAAACAAACGGTGAATTGGTACTGGGCGAAAACGTCATGAAAGCGCTGAATACGCTGAAAGAGTTCCAGATCACAAAGCAGGAAATGGCGAACGAAGAAGAAGAAATCAAAGGAGCACTTCTTGCGGCAATGGCAGACGCCGGTATCAAGTCATTTGAAAACGATTTGGTTAAAATCACTTACACTCCAGAGCATATCCGCGAAACAGCAGACACCGCAGAAATGAAAAAGCAGGGAATTTGGGAAGCATTCAAGAAGGAATCCCCTGTAAAGGCAAGCGTGCGCGTGACCTATCGTGATTGAGCAGAAACAGAACATTGAGTTCATAGAGTCTACTCATACCTATCTGGTTGACGGAATCATCGTTCCTTCAGTTACTCAGATCATTACAAAGATGGACCCGGGCATGTATAATGGCGTCTCAAAGGCTGTATTAAAGAATGCGGCAGAAAGAGGAGATCGGGTCCATTCCCTCATTGAGTATTGGAACGAACACGAAGACACACCCGAATGGTACGAGAAAAAATCATTTGAGGCATTGTCATTGAAACGGTATCAATCATTGCAGATAACTCACAATATCGCCGCATCAGGACAAGAAATACCGGTGTGCTACAGACATGAAGGAATGCCGATATTTGCCGGCAAGTTCGACATGGTGGCAATGGTAGACGGTGAGTTATCAATCGTTGATATTAAGACGACTGCCGCATATCACCGCGAGTATCTGGAAAAGCAGTTAACGCTATACAAAATGGCTATTGAGCAGACATACGAAATGCAGGAGCCATTCAAACAGGGCTATTGTCTATGGCTACCGAAACGGCATCTAGGCAATCTGATACCGGTCAGTTTCTTGGATGAAGGAAAACTTCTGGAGGACGTTCTTAATGTCACAGTCAATCATGCAGACAACTAAAAAATGCTACTTCACAGGAGATACAAGATACCTTGAAAAGCATCACTGTCTGATGGGAAGCGCTAACCGCAAGAAGGCTGAAGAATACGGGCTATGGGTATGGCTTTCTCACTCTATGCATATGCGTATACATCAGAATCATAATTACTACAAGTACCGCCTATATTTAGAACAGCAAGCACAGAGGAAATTTGAAGAGATTTACGGACACGAAAAGTTTATGGAGGAGTTCCACAAGAACTACCTATGAGAGGAGATTAAACATGAAGTGGAATTGCACAGGACGCGTCGCAGGGCATCAGGTTGTACTTGAAATGGTGGGAGATGACCTGTTTGTAATGATCGACGATGACAAGGACGTTTTGAGAAAGCAGCAGTGGCAGAAATTCCTGTTCATGATGATGAACGAACCAGAGACAATGGACTTAAAGCCACAGCAGGCAAAAGAGAACATGGAGACCAAGTTAAAACATGCCATTGGAAAATCAAGAACTATGGAGTTCAATACAGCAGTTAAACAAACAACTAGATGACGTTATAGATCGCTACGGAGCCGCTGGAGAAGCGCTTGCCATTGCAGAGCATAACTATCAAGTTGCACTAAGAAAGGCCGCGCTGGAAGAGAAGAACGCCGGTGTAGCGGTAACGTTTATCAACGGGTTTCTGAGAGGGAAAGAGGAAATCGCAGAATTGCGAGAGGTTAGAGACATTGCAGAGGCAAAGCATGACACGCTGGGCGAGAAGATCAACAGCATCAAACTGCAAATCAGAATCCTTGACTCTCAGTACAGCAGAGAATGGTCAGATAGACCGGATAACTATTAGCGGCAGATTGCCCGGGCTGAATGAGTATATCAACTCAGAGCGCACCAACAGAATGGCGGCGGCTGGGATTAAAAAGCGAACACAACGAGACATTCGGCCCTATGTGATTCAGGCATATCAAAAGGGAACACTTCACAGGCACGAAACGCCATGCGAACTTTGGATAACTTGGGTAGAACCCAACCACAGACGCGACATTGATAATGTCAGTTTTGCGACCAAGTTCCTTCTGGACACGCTAGTTCAGTGTGGAGTATTCCCCGATGATTGCCAAAAGTATGTAGTGCTATTGCATCACACCATAGCAACAGACCCACAGAATCCACGAGTGGAGATAACCATTAGAGAGAGGAAAACATGGAAGAAATCAGAGAATGCGATTCACCAGTAGTGCTCACCAAGAAGGAATACCAGCGGTTAGAGGCAGATCATGAAATTCTCGAAATCCTTTGCGCAACGATATTAGAGGACGCAGAACTTGAAACAAGAGACAGCGACAAACTGAATGTTACTACAGGGCTTTACAACAAGTGCCTTGGAAATCTGGTAAAGATTGCCCGTCCGGAATCTTACAAATTTAAAGTTTCGTATCTGCAAAGAAAGAAGGAGGATAATAGATGAACAGTTTAGCACTTGCCGGGAGACTGGCTAAGGACCCGTGGACCGGAGTAACCAAGACAACAGGAAAGCCGCTTGCGACAATCACGCTTGCAGTAGATGGCGGCGGAAAAGATAAAACTCTGTTCATTCCTGCATTCACGATGAATGAGAAGACAGTTAACTTCCTGCGTGACTATTGCCACAAGGGAGACGCGGTTGCAATCACCGGAGAGATCAACACCAAGGAAGAGCAGGCAGGACAGTACAAAAAAACGATTCTGAGCGTAAGTTTCTTCCGACTGGATAAACTATCAAGCAAACAGCAAGCGGGGCAGGAAAGTACCTCAAAAGAGCAACCACAGGGGTTTGATACAGGCATCAAGCAGATGGTGACACCAGACGACCTACCGTTCTAAGGAGAAACATTATGCGTAACAGTTTCGTCTTATACAACAACTACTTTGAGCAGATCGAACTGCTGGACATGGAACAGCGCGGACAACTTCTGACCGAAATCTTCAATTATGTGACAGAAAATTCCGCGGCTGAACCTTCAGACAAGATGGTACAGATAGTCTTCTCGTTTATTAAGAGCCAGATCGACAGAGACAACGAAAAGTACGAAAAGACCATAGATAAGCGGAAATCGGCAGGTTCAAAGGGCGGAAACGCAAGAGTAGCAAATCAAGCAAATGCTACTTTTGCTCAAGCAAATCAAGCAAGTGCTACAACTAGTCAAGCAAATCAAGCAAATGCTACTTTTGCTCAAGCAAATCAAGCAAGTGCTACTTTTGCTTCAAATGTGCTTCATGTTAATGTTAATGATAATGTTAATGTTAATGATAATGTAAATGTTAATGATAAAGATTTAAATACATTGTCGGGCAAATCTGAACAAGCAGAACTCAATGCACAATGCGATGAAGTAATTCTCTACCTTGACCAGAGAACAGGTAAAAGTTTTAAGTGCACAGAAAGCAACAGAAAACACATAAGAGCGAGATTCAAGGACGGGTTCACGGTTCAGGACTGTAAAGACGTAGTAGACAAAAAATGCATACAGTGGATTGACGATGGGAAGATGCAGGAATACCTCAGACCGGAGACACTATTCTCAGGTAAGTTTGAGTCATATCTTAATCAACAGGTATTTGACCCTTCTAAACAATCTGCCAGCCGTGACCCTTTCCGAGAGTTAATGAGACAGGAGATCGGACACAATGACACGCAATGAAGTATTAAAACTCATTGAAGTAATTAAAGCGGCATATCCAGCCGCATACAAAAACATGGATATGGGCACTGCAAAGATCATGGTTGAACTCTGGACAGAGGCATTCAGCGGAGACGATGCAGACAGGGTCCTTGGAGCATTAAAGAAAATCATCTATACAGACACAAGCGACTTTCCACCGAATATTGCGCAAATCAGGGAGAAGATGTTTGAACAGGACAGCGGCATGAACGCGATACAGGCATGGGCGCTAGTAAAGAAAGCGTGCAATTCATGGGACCACGTTCAATCATTCAAACAACTACCGCCGGAGATTCAGGCCTGCTGTACTCCCAACACATTAGCGGAGTGGGGAATGGTAGACAGTCAGACATTCAATACCGTGATAATGTCACAATTCATCAAAGTTTATAACAGCGAGATCGGCAAGAAGCACGAACGGCAGATGCTACCGGAGGCAACAAGAAAGGCACTGGAAGGAACGGTAAAGAAAATTGGCGAGCAAGATTAAGTCAGTTGTCCAGCAGACCGCAGACGGGGAGATACTCCACGTCTACGCCTCTGCCAAGGACGCGGCAGATGATTTAGAGATTATGAGAAGTGCAATCAACAGAGCGTGCAACGGCAGACAGCCATATGCAGGCGGATACAAGTGGAGATACCAGACCGAGGAAGAACTGCACCCGAACAGGAAGGCCGACAGCGATAACAAAAAGTGCTTGGTAGTAAAAGGCGAGACAGTACGCGGCTGGGCTATAGACACAATAGAGCAGTACGGCAATGTGGCGCTGTGTGGGCCGGAGATTAACAGAGTTATCAAGGCATACGGAATCCCGACACTGGAAACATACATCGGTATCAAGATAGGGAAGAAAGTGCAGATCAGAAAGAGCATGTATGAGAATTTCGGCTATATAGCGGAGGTAGTCAGATGAACGTAGTACACGATGATGTAGAGAAGTTGGCAGATAAAGAGCGCATTACAGCGGAAGAACGTTTCCCTATGTTCGCGTCACCGCATGAGTCATATGCAGTCATTCTTGAGGAGTACGAGGAATGCCGCGACGATCTAACCTACATGGGGCAGGGATTAGATCAGATGTGGGATTCAGTAAAGCAGAACGAGAACGGCGGTATCAGATCAAACCTGAGCGGTATTAGAGACTATGCCATTGAGTGTGCAGTTGAGGCTATCCAAGTGGCGGCAATGTGTGACAAGGCATTAAGGTCTATGGAGAGCAAAAAATGAAGAACTGTGAGCGCAAGGAATATCAGTTACAGATCATTGATGCAATTAGATTGGGCGACTGCAAAGACTGCCCTCTGTACAAAGATGAGACATGCAGTAAGCACTGCGTGACCAGCCTGCTGGAAGACATGAACAAAGAATATGTTTATCTTCCGCGCCGCTGGGAAGACTGGGAGTTGCAGGTATTGAAGAACATTGACAAGTTTTACGGTTTCATTGTCAAAGAAAGCAAGAATGAAGACATGGTACTTCGCAAATATGATTCATGTGAGAGCATGGGGCAAGCACTTCCAATTTATCTTCCTACGATAAAGTCAGGAGACCATATCAATATTGACGAGGAATTGAAAGCGCACGGTCTAAGCAGATGACAGCAGATAAAAAACTCGAAAACGAAATTTCGTTCATTAATGACTTCTTGAAGAGTAAAGACTTCTTGGGCATTCCAGTCAAGATCATATGCCCGTTTAAACTCCATGACGGAAATTGTGAGTTAAGTTATAACGTGGGAGACAAAGGAGTTTTAGAAATACACTTATCTGAAAAAGCGGTTTTGGTTTTAAACGAAACTATGGCAGTGCTTATGACCGCAGAAGACATTACAAAGTATCTTGAAGTTGACGTAGAAGAGATAGCGAAGAGGGAAATTGTATGAAAAAAGATGAAGAGGTAAATTGTATGAAAAAAGATGAAGAGGTAAATTTGTGCATTGCGAAAGGACGGCAGATACTTTCATTTCTCTCATACTATTTAAAATCATATATCCCAGTTAAGTTAATTGCCCCTTTTAAACTCCATTACGGAGATAAAGTGGTGATATTTGAAAAAGGTAGCAAAGGAGATTTGGTGAGATGGGGAGATTCACTTGTGTATCTAGTTGTAGAAAATATATCAATCGCAGTTGACGCAAGAGAGATCGGAA